ACCTCCGCCTCCGCCACCACCATTGGATCTGCTGTATCCGCTGCGATCATCACCGCGATCGCCGTCTCCACCATTCTTGGTATCGAGCATCTGCAGTTCGCCCCGGAACTTCTGCAGCACGATTTCCGTGGTGTAGCGGTCCGCTCCGGATTGGTCCTGCCACTTCCGGGTTTGCAGCTGGCCCTCGACGTAAACCTTGGCGCCCTTCTTCAGGTATTGCTCCGCGACCTTGGCGAGATTGTCGTTGAAAATTACAACGTTATGCCATTCCGTTTTCTCCTTGCGTTCACCGGAATTCTTGTCGCGCCAGGACTCCGAGGTCGCTATGCGGATGTTGACGACCGGATCGCCGCTGTTTAGGCGGCGGATCTCGGGGTCGGCGCCCAAATTGCCCACCAAAATGACTTTGTTGACGGAACCGGCCATCAGATATCTCCCATGATTGCAGATGAAAGTCGGTAGAAGCCGCGCTCTGGCTCCTCGATGAGGTCGTTGCTGCGGACGCGCGATAGATAGGTACCGAAAGTGCCGCCGCCGGGCGCCAGGCCAAGTCTGAATGCAAGGTCAGTGCGGCTGATCAAGTGTGGATAGTGATTGCGCAGCGCATCGAGCATCGGTCCGACGCCGGCGATCTTGCCCTTCCACATCGCGAGGCGTTCATCCGGGGTGCGCGGCATCGTCGGCACATCACCGCCGATCGCGTCGACGCCGGCTTGCGTCGCGAACCACAGATCACCGCGTTGCTCGATCGCCGCCTTGGTCCGGAGCCGGCTCTTGTAGGTCGACCAGGTACCGCCGGTCCGCTTGAAGCCAGCCAGGCTCGCCCATTGCGCCTCCGTGTAGCCGGCCGGATAGGCAGCGGCGAGCAGCGCCAGAGGCTTCCGTTCCGCGCCGAGGCCGATCGACGCTTCAATTTTCGGGACGATTGTGCACGGGCGCTTGAGTTGATTGTCGGGTGAAGTGGTTCCCTCCCGTGGATTCGAACCACGATTCACGGCGTCAAAGGCCGATGTCCTACCGTTAGACGAAGAGGGAAAAGCAGTCGAAGCAACATCGACGACCATATCGGGTATGCGAAGCGCTTCCAATGCGTTTCGAACTGCAGCGAGCGCAACGGCGGCGCCGACGCTCTTACCGTGGTCGATGCCTTCGTTCCTGCCTTGGGCCAAGCCGCGTTCAAAGGCCCGCTTTTCAGCCGCCTCGATCTCGGCCGGCGTCGTTCCGCTACTCAAATTCGAGGCGTCTTCAATGCGCGGCGCCGCCTTCAGGGCGGTGCGCAGCGCGTCGACGTCAACAGCGGTCAGCGCCGGCGCAACCACGCTTTCGCCGTCGCCAGGGGTCCGACTGGAATCGAAGGTGCGGATCGCGGGGAACTCGACACGCTCGAGCAGATCGTCCGCCGGCGACCACACCCACCCTTCACCGCGCTTCAGAGTCGGCAGGCTCGACATCACAGCGCGAGCCTGGCCGGCGTCGGCGTTTCCCTTCACCCACTCCTCGATCGCCTTGCGGTCCTGTGGACTGGTCAGCTTCATCGCGATCAGGGTGCCGATCTGCGAGAGCACGTTCTTGTGAATCACCGCCGGCCGCTGCGAGATCATCAGCGGGCGAAAGCCTTTGATGCGGCCGCGACGGACGATCTTGTCAAAGGCACCGAATAGCCGCTGTTCTCCGTCGGCGAGGCGCTGCGCGGCGACCTCGTCGGCTTCGTCGACGACGAGATGGAGCGCCGCCTTGTTGCGGGCGTAGAGGTGCTCCAGGAAAGGCGTGAGGAATCGGTTCTTCTCGCCGCCGGTCATCTCCGATGTATCGATGATGGCTTGGACGTCACGTTCTGCGAGTGCCAGAGCGAGAGCCTTACCGGCCTCGCCGGTCGGGTCGATCGGGATATCAGCGTGGTCGCCGCCGAAGATCAAGACGGGAAAGCCGCCCTCGGCGCCACCATCGGCCCCGGCGCGCAGCCCGTACCATGCGCCGGTTGGATCCAGGATGATGACGCGGCGGCCGAGCTCGAGCAGCCGTTCAACCGCGCCCTTCGCGGCAAAAGTTTTACCGGCGCCGGTTGTGCCGACGATGGCGGTGGGCTTGTCCAGGAAGGGCGCGATATCCATCGTGGTCCCTCAGCTCGAAACCAGTTCGAAGCGGGTGCCGGTCTTGTCGGTGACGACAGGACCCTTTCCCTTCTTGCCGGCTTCAATGATGGGAACACCGGTGATCTTCAGCACTTCACCTTTGGCGTTGAAGCCGTTGATCGTGATCGATGCGCTGGCCCGCTTTGCCGACCAGTTCATGACCTTCTTCGGTACTGCCATTTCCATGCTCCTCATGCTCACCGCCGGCGTCATGCCGGTCGGGATTCACATCACAACGGTGATTTTCTCGGCCGCGCGGGTCAGGCCGGTGTAAAGCCAGCGCGCGCGGTCGGATTGGAAGTTGGGGCTTTCGTCGAACAGGCAGACGGTCTCCCATTGGGAACCCTGCGCCTTGTGCACTGTCAGCGCGTAGCCGTAGTCGAACTGCTGGGTTCCGTTGAGCTCGCGCCACGGGATCTCATTACCGGCGCCCTCGAAGAACTCCTTCCGCACTTTGATCTCCACGGGCTCTGTCGAATCGAAATCGAGCGAGGAGACATGCATGCGGATGCAGTGGTCATTGAGGTGACCCTTGCGGCGCTTCAGCAGTTCGATGACGCGCCAGAGACCGCCGTTGAAGATGCCCTTGTTGCGGTCATTCTTCAGACACACCAGCTGGTCGCCGGGCTCCGGCATCGTACTGGAGCGGCCGTGGAGCGCCCGCATCCTGGTATTGTAGCTCGCTCGTGTCTTGTTCAGGCCGACGAGGACCTGGCCGGCCTTCATGACGTGATCCTGCGTCAATGCGGAACGGCGGATCACCTCGCTGATGCCGTAGACGCCATAATCGAGCCGACCGCCCTCGCGGATCGTCGTCGCCATCCTGACGATAGGATTCTCCGCGGCTTGCCGGTGGATCTCGGTCAGCATGATGTCGGGGTCGGCGTTCGTGAAGAAGCCGCCGCCCTTTACCGGCGGTAGCTGGGCGGGATCCCCCAGCACCAGCACGGGGACACCGAACGAGAGGAGGTCCTTGCCGATCTCCTCGTCGACCATGGAACACTCGTCGACCACGAAGAGTGCGACGTCGGCGAGCTCGTCGACATCCTTGACGACGAACTTCTTGACGCCGGTCTCGTGGTTGAATTCGACATCGTAGATCGAGGCATGGATCGTCATGGCGTTGCGGCAACCGTTCTTGCGCATCACCATCGCGGCCTTGCCGGTATAGGCCATGTACATGACGGCACCCTTCAGGGCGTCGGCGAAATGGCGGGCCAGTGTCGTCTTGCCGGTGCCGGCGTACCCGAAGACGCGGAAAACTTGACGTCGCGCCAAGCCGCTCCCGTACCAAGCGGCGACTGCCTTCAGCGCGCCATCCTGTTGCGGCGACCAAATCGGGGCGTCAGCCACGGCTCGCCTCCGCCTTGCGCTTCAGCATGTATCCCATCCCGGCCTCGGACAGGATAGGTGCGCCGGCGGCGCGCAGCTGGCGGATATAGCGATAGATCGTCCGCTCGCTGACTTTCACGTGCGCCGCCAGCTTGTCAGCCGTCGTGACCTGGTAGTCGCCAAGCGCGGCGAGAACCTCGTCTTTCTTGGCTTCGCGGAGGCCGGGCATCGTCACCACCTCGGCCCGTCGTCGTCACGATCAATGAAGGGATCGTCATCCGAGGGAGCCGGCGGCGGCTCTTCCTCATCCGGCGGCGCCAGATACAGGGCAGGCTTCGCGTACGGCGCATTACGGACCAGGACGGTCCGCTCGTCCGTCAGGGTGTTGGAGAAGATCGAGGCGCCGCCATAGAAATGCGTCACCCAGCCTGTGGCGATCGGCTCCGGCGCCGGCTTCTCCTCGGTCGGAGTCGTCCACTCCACCTGCGGGACATCGATGCGCAGCATCTTGGCGCCGAAGCGTTCCACCTCGATTCCTCGACCCCAGTGGGTGCGGTGACCGAAGATCTCCACCAGCATCCATTCGAACGGCTGCTCGTCTGCCTGCACAGTTTCAGCGACAGTTTCCATCAGAAGGCCTTCCCTATGTCTTTGCGCCACGCATCTGGGTCGACGACTTCGAACTGTGGCCGTGGCTGTTGCGGTTGGGGATCGGAGGTCCGCTTCACCCATTCCAGACGAGCGGTATGGACGACATCGACCCGCTTTGGGTCCTTCGGCATGTCCGATTTGTGCAGGATCCAATCGAGATACGAGGTCGGGATCTCGGAGAACCGCTTTCCCTGATGCTCACCGAAATCCATCTTCAGTAGCAGCACCGGTTTCGCCGAGATCTCGATCAGGGTTTCCGGCGGATAGAGCTTGAGGAGATCGAGCAAGATATGGGCGGTGACCCAGGTGTCAGGGCCGGCGCGATGCGACGGCTCCGTCCTCGGATCGTCGAGGCAGAGCCCCCGCTCGTACCGGATCGAACCGTTCTTATGACTCTGGAGCTCCGGCCAAGCGGTGCGCGCCGCTTTGAATGAGCAAATCCACGGCAGATCGTGACCGCGAATGAAGCGGCTGTCGAACTCGACGTTGTGAGCGCAGAGGGTATCGGCGCCGGCGACTACATCCTTCCGCGCCAGGTCAGGGTCCATACCCCCGCCCGCTACCGCGTCGGTGATGTGGTGCACCGCCATCGCGGGGAAGCTGATCGGCATACCCGGGTTGACGAGGCGGGAATGCGGCCCGGTCTCGATGGCCCAGCCGGTCGGGAAGAGGCGGACATCGGTCCAGCCCACTTCGACCATCTCGGCAGGATCTTCCATCGATGTTGTTTCGACGTCGACGACGCGGATGAGGGTGAGCGGCTCAGTCATCGGACTTGCTCCCGAAGGCCGATCCATCGCCGTGGGTTACTCTGACCTGGTCGATCTTGCGCTCCAAATCGACGATGAACTCCTCGCGGAGATCGTCGACATGCGTGTCGATCAAGCGCGCCAAGAGGCGGTGCAGACGCTCTCCCGGCTCGATCGTGATGTATGTGTCGAGATGCTCTGGATCGATGGGCAGGAGTTCGTCGGCCATCAGCCGATCGCCTTCTCGACGTAGGTGACGGCGTCACCAACGGTTAACCAGGTCTCGGCCTCGGCATCCGAGATCTCGATCCCGAATTCCTCCTCGCAATCCATCACGAGTTGGACGAGATCCAGGCTGTCGGCGTTGAGGCCGTCGATGAAACCGGCTTCCTTCGTCACCCGATCGGCGGCGACACCCAAGGTCTCGACGATGATCTTCTTCACGCGGTCTGCAATGGTCATTGCTTTTCCTCGGGGTTCAGGTCGCTACGGCGACGGCTTCAACGGGTTCAGGCGTAGGCTCCGGTGCCACCACCTGCGCGGCGAACCCAATTACTGCGGTCGCCAGCGCGCGCAGAGAATGGCTGTCGGTCACCGCGCCGGAGTGGCCCTCGATGACGGCCCGAGCGAGGTCGGTGGCGCCGGCGAAGCTAAGCGGCGTCACGATCGCGCGACCTCCGGCTTCAACGAGCATGACGTCGCCGACATTGAACGGCTGATCGATTGGGCCGGTATTGCTTGGCACCTTCATGGTGCCGGGCCGGGTCACGCTGACGACTTTGCGGCCGTTCGCGAACTTGGCGACAGCGGCGGCGTGAACCTCGACCGTCATGCCCGGATGTCCTTATGGACTTGGACGACGGTGTCCGCTGCATTGGGGACGGCACGCGGGACCAGCCTGCCGACCTTCTTCGACGCCGATTCCTGCACGGGCCGCTTGCCGCCCTCGATGATGGCACCGGCGGCATCAAAGGCGGTGATGGCAACACGAGTCTGGCGAAGCCGCTCGGTCATATCGGCGATGTCGCGTTCAAGCGCGACCTCATCCGCCCGAAATCGGTCCAGCATGTTGGTGACCGAATTCGCGCTTCTATCGAGAAGCGAGACGAGCAGCGTGTCCGGCTTCAGGTCGGCCTCGGTGAGCTCGACCTCGCGCATGGCTTTGCGGAGCTTGAACATGGCTCACTCCTCCTCCACCGAACCGGGCTCCGGCGCCTCGGCGTCCTCCTCGGCGGCGAAGCCGTCGAGCCAGGCCTGCCGCTCCGCCTCCCTGCCCTCAGTCTTGAAGTCGACCGGGATAGCCTTCTTCGACATGTTGCGGCGGTAAGCGGCGCGGCCCATGCGGGTCGCCTTCGCGATCGGGTCGCCGTCGTCCGGGTCTTGGGAGGGTTTCTGGCCGGACGACGGCTGGTTTCCGGTAGCAGTCGCCTTCGGCGTGGAGGCCTGCTTGCCGGACTGCTCGGAGCCGGCCGGAGAGGAACCGGCATCCGATTTTGTCGCCGCTTTGTCTGCGGCGGGCTTCTTGTCGGTGGCATCGCCGGCGAGCTGGTCGAGCTTGCCTTTGAGGCCGGCGGGCTGATCTCCGGTTTTCTTGACGGCCGGGAAGACCTCGTCGACGTCGGTCTCCTTGCTTTTCACACCCTGGTACATCGCATAGAGATCGGTGAGCTCATCGAGACCGATCTCCTCGATCCCGGCGACGCCGACTGCAGCAAACACGCGCTCCGGAGTGACGCCGATGCCGGCGAGCGCCTTCATGGCCTCCTCGCGGCGCTCCACGAGCGTGGTGACATCCCCCCTGATGACGTTCTCCGCATGCTCGAAGGCCTGCCGCCAGACCGCCTTGGGGACGCCCTTCAGGATAGCTTCGCGCATGCCGATCGAGGCCGCCGCGTTACCAGCCGTCATGATCATGTCCTGCGAATATAGGCCGCCGTCGCGCTTCGAGATATTCTTGCGGGTCCGCGCGGTGCGCTTCAGGCCGGTCTCGAGGTCGTGGAAGATACCTTCCGATTCGACGTACTTCTCGATCTTGTCGACGTGAACCACGCGGGAGGCGCAGTGGCAGTTCCCCCATTGAGACGCGATGATCTCGGCAAGGCGAATCGAAGGTCCGCGGATCGTCTTGCCGTCGCGCGGCACCGCATAGACGCATTCCTTGGCGGTCTGCTCGTCGAGCATGACGAGCTCGGTGATATTGCGCATCACTGCGGCGACGGACCGCGGGAACGCGCGGGCCGTGGTGACATCCTGGTTGAGTTCGGCCATCGCTAGCTGGACAGCGAGGCTTTGATTGCTGCCCGACATGCCTGGTGGCAGGGTGGTGAGTTCGCCGGTGGTGCGGTCGATTGTCTCGACGGCCTTGCCTGCTTGAGTGTTCATGGTGTCGGTCTCCTGTTGGCCGCCGGCGATCAGCCGCGGAATGAGGTCTTCTGATCCTGGAAGATTTCGACGCCGGGCAATGGCGCCGTGTTCTTGTTGGCGCGGACATAGGCCCGGACGAACTTGTCGATGTCGTCGATCGACATGTACGGCCGGAGCCTTTCGAGCGGGATCTTCGACGGCTCCGTGATGCGGTGCGTCCATTTCGCTGTTGCCGACACCGTGCCGGCTTCAGTGCGGGTCGGGCCCGATCCCGCGGTGATCGCCTCGTTGACGAGCACGGCCGCCTTGTGCTCCGCATCGACGGCTTCCTGCATCAGGACGTCACCCAGAACGCTATGGCTCGATGATGCGGCTTCCTCGAGCTTGCGCTTCGCTTCCTCTTGGGCGCGCTGCGCCTCCGCGGCGGCGGCGATCCTGGCCTCCTCGCGCTTCTTGGTGTCGTACTTGCCGACGATCGTCTCGAAAGCGCTCTGGATGGCCTCCGGCCGGACAATGACCGTATCGAAGAAACGATTTGTCTCGGTGACCTCATCGCGAAGTGGCTTTGTCGTCGCCAGCTTGGTTTCGGCGAGACGCTTCGCCAGTTTTCGGGCCTCGATGCCGAGCGCAATGAGGGGGTCGCGCTCGTTGTCGTTGGCGATGGCACCATCGGTCAGCGCGTTTTTTGCCGCGGTGGCGCGTTTCGCGAGATCCTCGACTTCGTCAAGCATCGGCTTGAAGCGATCGCGCAAGAGGTCGGCTGTCGTCGCCAGATTGTGCCCCGGCCCTACGATAGATGGTGCCTCAGAAACTTGCATTGGGGTCTCTCCTTGGTTTGACGCGCAGCACGCGCGATTGCGATCCCGACCGGAACGTCGTCCTCGCGGAGACCTCCCAGTTGGCGGTCAGGCCGATTTCGGCGTTGCCTAGCGAGTGGATGATGTGCGGCCGCAGTTGGTCGACCACCGCCTTCGCGCCGGCGGCTTCAACCCGGGCGCGGTTGTACTGATGGATCAGCATGTCGAGCTCGCGGTCAGCGCTGAGATCGCGCCGCTCCGGCATGCTGTCGCGGTAGACGTCCGTGACGACGTCGCCGTCGCGCTGCCAGTCCGGGGAAGGCTCCTCGCCGCTCGCCACCATCGCCCAGAACTCGTCGACCTTGGTGACGAGGCGATTCCAGAGACGGAGGTGGATCGGGATGTCGATGATGTGCAGCTGGAAGGTGCCGCGCCAGGTGATTACCACCAGTGCGACGCAGGCCCACGCGCAGCCGGTCAGCTGTGCTTCCGTGATCGCCTGGACGGCGATCCATGTTGGGGGGACGACCTCGTCGGTGTCCGGGTCAAGCCAGAACTGCTTGAAGGCGTCTTCCGAACAGGTCTTGATCTGGCAGTTCCCGGTACCGGCGCGGTCGGCGCGCACGATGAAGGCGTCCGGGGTGGCGCCGATGCGCCGGTCGGGATCACGAAAGTAGGCGCGGTCGTTCTCATAAGTGACCAGCCACTCCGGGAACCGCTTCCGGATCATCGCGACGACGACGGGCTCCATCAGATTGCCGCGCTCCATCGCCTCGGTTTCTTCATCGTCAGGCGAGAGGCGGCCGGTCTTCTCCGCCCACAGGGCGTATGGTGTCGTGTAGAGGTGCGCGCCGAGGACCGCGGCTGCCACCGAAGCGGTGACGTCCTGCTGCCGGGCGGCAAGCCAGGCCTGGCGGTCGGCGGGTCGGATGATTTGGATTGTCATGCAGCCCTGCCCGATCCGCGCTTGTTGCGCTGGCGCCATGCCCCACTCGGAATGGCGCGGCAGAGATAGGACCGGATGCTGGACTTCGGCACCCGTCGGCCGAGCGCGGCGAAGATGGCGTCAACATCCGGGTTGTCGTGATAGGCGGCCAGCACCAACTGGCGCTGCGTCATGATGCGCGTGAGACCAAGCTTGGCGACATTGGCGGCGTCGAGAACTGCCGGCAGGCCGGCGCCATGCAGCATGTCGCGGACTTCCCGGTCGGTGAAGCAGCTGAACGGGCTGTCCATCACGCCCACCCCTGCAAATCGTCGGCGTCATCGAGCACGGCGTCGATCATCTTCTCATCGACGATGGTTTCGACAAGCAGCCGAGCCAGCCGGTTCGGGTGCATGTTCCGCTTCGCGGCATGCGGCCCAAGCCGATCGAGGATTTCGGTCGGGAATAGAACGGTCCGACACAGTTCCTCATGCGGTCGTGGGGCGCGCTTGGCCCGGCCGGCCGAATGCTCAAGCGCGGAGACGGTCGTGGTTTTGATCCCGATCCGCGCCGCGATATCCGCTGTCGATACGCCCTGCCGGCGCAGCGCAAGAACAGCGTCGGTCCGACTCGGATAGCCGAGGGTTGGCGTACGGACACCCATCAGGCCCAGCCCTCCAGGAACTTGACGACTGCCCCATAGACCTGGGTGCGCTCTTCGGAGCCTTCCAAGCCCTCGACCTCCATCGCCATCTTGGCGGCGTCGAGCAGCTGCTCGACCACCTCGGTGGCGAAGGGGCCGGTCATCACGCCGTCCCCTTCGCGAGCGAACCGAAGAAGTTCGGCGCAAGCGTCAGCGGCTTGAGATGCCGCGGCGATCGCCAAATCGCGGTTTCTCACCTCGGCTTCATTTTCCGGAGGGATGTCGATCACGGCCGCGCCTCCGCATACCTGCCGTAGCTGTCCATCTCCCCAATGCGGAGCTGACAGCCATGAAAGCCGGAGTAGCCCTGCCATGCTGTCTGGTTGCGTCGGGCGTCGTCAAAGGCGCGTTCCCGGGCCCTCGCCCGAGCGCCCTCCGTCTTGCCGTCCTCGATCGGAACCGAGGTTACGTTCAGCCAGTCTTTTCCGCGCAGGACCTGGACGTAGAGGCTGGTCATTTTCTGGTCCTCCGGCGGATATGGCAGCACCCCAACCGGCGCCAGAACGCGACGTAATCGTCGGCATCGATCGGCCGCGCGAACTCGCGGCGGAACATCGGCGCCGGCGGCATGCTGAGCGACAAGATGGTGACCACGGTCATTCGGCGGCCTCCGCTGCGCGGACAGGCTCGCGGTAGCCAAGCCGGACCTCGAAGGTCCGGACGAGCTCGGCGACCTGGGCGTCCTTACGTAGGCCGTTGCGCTTCGCCCAGTTCAGAACGTCAAAAGCATCGTCGGCGAGCTCGAGCAGCTGCGTACCGGTCAGACGGACCTGGCGATCCGCGCTCATGGCCACACCAGCCAAAGCGCAATGGCGACGACCGCTGTCGCCGCGAAGGCGAGGAGCCAGACCACGCGTGGCGGTGGCGGCATGGGGCCGATCGGATCATCGTTGAAGTCCGACAGATCGAGATCCAGGGAGTTGTCGTGATGGAGAAAGGGGATCGCGAGATCGTCGTCGAGCGCGTAGTCGAGCGGTGGTACCAGATCGATCTCTTGCTTGATGCCGCGCCGGCGGTTCATCTCATCGACGTAAGTTGCCGACGATATGACGCCGTGGTCGGCCCAAGCGCGGAGCATTCCTTTGGGGATGTTGCCGATCGAGGCCATCAATTCCGGCCCTCCGCATCGTGGCGGACGGCGATCTGCGTCTTGATGGCGTCACGCCGGCGACGCGCCTCGTCCATCTCGGTCGCGCGGCGCTGCCCGTTGTCGATCATGTCGGCGCAGACCAGATCGCGTTCGGCGCGGTCGAGCGCGCTACGGAGGTCGTCGAGGGTTGGCGTAATCGACGGCGCACTCATCTCAGCGCACCAGGAGATGCAGCACGTACGCTGCGACCGTCAGCGTCGGCGGCAGCACGAAGAACACGACGAGGCATTTCGCGAATTCGGAAATGTTCTCGGCGATGACGCGGGATGGTTTTGGCATCGGATGTCTCCTTTGCCGGTATTAGCGCGCGTCGCTAAGTTGATGTCAAGCGGATTAATAGCGTTCAACGCTAATTTCTGCTCGACGGCCACTTCTCGCGCGCGCAGCGCTAAGTTCTGATTCGTAGGGCGCGGCACAGTGATTGCGTCAAGCAATCACCCTGAATCGCTGCGGGACACGGAATCGTTTCAGGATGTAGCGGGAGACAGAATCGTAGAGCTCCACCGGCAACGGTGAATCGTAGAGCTCTATGATCTAAGGTTAGAGTTAATCTCCAACCGAGCGCGAGGACGCGCGCGGTTAGACCGCGCGCTCTGCGCTTGTCAATAACGCTGGCTTCAATCTCGACGGAGAAATTTTAGCCCACTAGTGGGAGATCTCACTCCCGACTCACGGAGTAGACGACCCGTCCGACGACACGCACGGTATCGTCCTCGCCGCCCTCGATCGGGATCGGCTCCTGGAACCTGGGATCTTCCGATTCGGGAAGAAGCCAGACCTTGCCGGCCTCGTCGCGCCACAGCGTCTTGACGGTGGCCTCGCGCAAGCCATCGGCCCGCTCACGTTCGACGATGTAGCGTTTGCCGACGTCAAGGGACGCTCCGGTCTCCACCGCATCGGTGAAGACCAACACGGTGCGCTCCGGATACCTCTTGTTCATCGAAGGCCCGCGCGTCTCCGCGGCGTGGAGCATGAAGGGGCGCAGCGCGGGATCATCAGGCACGGGAACGGAATAGATGTCGTCGTCGCCCCACTCCCAAGTTTCCGCCCAATGGCCGGCCTGGACGAAACCCTTCACCTTCACGGTGCGCGTGCCCGTGGAAGCAGGTTCGTCGGCGAAGAGATCGGATATCGGCACCGACAATTCGGCCGCGATCTGCTCGAGGCGCGTCGTGGACGGTGAGGATTTCCCTCGCTCGATCTTATTCAGGTTCGTCACATGGATACCGAGCCTGTCAGCAAGCTCGATTTGTGAGAGACCTTTCGCCTCGCGGATTTTTGCAATGTTTGTAAGCACTTGGGGATTATAGCGTCTGTCGCTAATATTGGAATTCGCGTTAGACGCTAATTGGGCTTGACAAATCATTAGCGTTCGCCGCTAATTGCCGTCATGAAACTTCGTGAATGGCGCATCCGGGAATCGAAGACCCTCAAAGAGCTCGCCGAGATGCTTGGCATCGGGCAAGGCGCCAATCCTTCGCGTCGAGTTCAGCGCCTGGAAATTGGTGAAGCGCTGGCAGACGCCATTCTCGCCGACAAGATCGTGGCTGTCACCGCCGGAGAAGTCACACTGCAGGACCTCAACGACACGCGTCGCGAGTATCTCTCGGCGTCCGCAGCGACAGAGGTGGCCGCAGAATGAGCACGTCAGTGCCCACCCTTTGCCAGGCTGACCCGACCTTCGGCGAGCATCTTCCGGAACGCCTCGTTGCTCATGACGAGATGAGCGGCCGGATGTCGGTGGGATTTCCGGTCCCCGTCCTCTGTCGCGAAGCCGACGAGGTGGACAAGCCCTTCATCCAGCACCAATTTTATCTCTCTAACAAAAAGCGCTGGCTGCATGATTTCCTCCCCGTGAAGCACTCGGCCCGAAAGAGCCAGTCAGATCACGGGAAGAATCGGCGTGAAACAATCCGTAAAGCGGTTTGCACAGCTTTTTTCGAGGATAGTTTCCAAGCTCTTTCAGTTCCGGCTTCTCCCGATCTTGCGACCGTCAGAGACGAACCGCCGGAAGATCTTCTCCGGCATCGCCATTCGGGCTTGAAGCCGGGCCTGATGCTCCTGCCCACCTATGGCGGGCAGCTCGGTCCAGAACAGCAGCCGGACAATATTTTCTTCGACGACCTGGATCGCATATCCGCTCACAAAGAGACTGGGGAGCGGTTCCGGTTCCGTCAATGTCGGCGTGTCGCCGTGGCCGTCGGTCTTCATCTGCTGCAATCCTTATTCTCGATTTCGCGCGTGTCCCAAACCCTGGCGCGCGATCGCCGGCGCCACCCCGCCGGCATGGTGGCCCTGTCTGTCCCGTCTGACATGGGCCACCGCTCTTTTTCGCTCGTCCGGGCATTGGTGAAGTCTCCGTGTGTTTCCGTCGCTGGAAATGGAGATAGCAATGTTCGGTTCTGGAAACTCGGAACAGCCTTCCAAGGTCTCAGAATTCCATTCAGAGGCCCAGAAGCGCGGCGGTGGTCTCATGTCTAGCGTGGCCACCGCCCAGTCGCTCACCAAAGAGATCGGCGACATTCTTGCCCCTGGTGAGAAATGGAAACGGCAGATCAGTGCAGTGCATCGGGCACTGACCTCAGATCACTTCGAGCATGCGCTTACCGGCCTCACATGGAGCCGCGTGAAGACATGGTTCTATGGCGAGGCCAGGCGTGTAAACTATGAAGAGGTTGTGGCCCTGCGAGAGCTGCGGGCCATTGAGGAGGCTAGACGTGCAAGGCTCAAACTCGCCGCCACGGCGAACATTCTGGCAGCTCATCTTGCCGCGGAGGGTGCGCCTCTGGATAGCCACCAGATGCGTGCTCTGGGCCGACTCGCTGGCTCGGTGGATCTATCCGGAAGCGGAGCCGCCAGATGAGTGGGCTCCCAGACTGGACGAAGATCCCACGGGATGAACGCAAGCAGCTGCTCGCCGCCTACTGCGATGAAGGCCTGACCGCCCAGAAGATCGCCGATAAGTTTTTCAACTGCACCCGATCCGCCATCATCGGCCAGGTCCAGCGCCTCGGACTTCAGCTGAACAACGGCAAGCCTCGCAAGGGTAAGGTCGGCAGACGAGCGAAGCCAGGCACCGAAGCCGCGCCAAATGTCGCGAAGCCAGCGATACGCCGCGCCTCCAAGCTCGTCCAGCAAACCAGTTCCTGGCGCGGCGCCAACAATCCACCGGCGATGGATTTCAAAGCACGTGCCGAACAGCGCGCCGCTTCGCCGGGCATCGTGATCAAGCGCGAAGACGCCTTCCAGCCCATTCCCGGTGTTGACCCCGTCGCCTTCGGCTCCGCCGGTTGCCGTTGGCCGGTGGATGGCACCAACGGTCAAGGTCTTCTCGCCTGCGGCGCCACGAAGGAGCCTGAGCGCTCCTACTGCGAAGCGCATCGGCGGCTCTCCTACACCCCACCAACCATCCGTCAGCACGCCGGTCTTCGATCGGCGGAAAGGATCTCCTGATGACGAAAGTGCATGAGCGCCCTAACCGCGCATCCCCTTCTGAGGCGGGTTCCTTCGTCGAGGAGTTCGATCGCCTCGAGCAGGAGCGCGAGGAGAAGCTCCGCGTTCTCGACGCCGAATTCAAGGTCAAGAAGCGAGCGATCCAGAAGGCGACCGACACGGATCAGAAAGAGATCCTGTCCGACGCGAAAAAGCACGGCGTCAACAAGGGCGTCATCCGGGCGATCGTCGACGCGCAGAAGCTGAAGCGCAAGGCCGAAGCCATGATCGAGCGCGCCGACGGCAAGGTCGACGGTCTGGAAGACGACGATCGCGAGTTCGCAACGGATATCCGCACCGCCTTAGGCGACAACTTCGCCAGCTTTGGCCTCGGCGCCGCCGCGGTGCAGCGCGAGGGAGCCGATGAAGAGCCGGACGAGACCACATCGGCCGTCGTCAATGCCGTCAAGGGCAGCATGACCGATGACGAGTGGAACAAAGCCGGCGGTGCCGGCGCGCCACACTGAATTCAGAGGCAGCGGGAAGACGTCGTGTTCCCAGCGTGAGGGTCAAAGCTCTTAGGAGCCTCCCGAGCAACAGCGCAACACCATCGGCGTAACAGGGCGGAGAGACGCCCACCAATCAGCCCGAACGGGCACGAGGACCTGGGATGACGGCTCCACGCATTCTCGCGATCGACGCGGCCAGACGCCTTGGCTTCGCATATGGCGCCGCTGGCTCGTCGCCGACGTCCGGCTCGATCGAGTGCGCCACCGAAGGCGCCTCCCGCGGCGCCATCTTCTCCGGGGCTGGCCGTTGGATCACCGGCTTCATCTCCGCCAATCCCGTCGACGTCCTCGCTATCGAGGCGCCGCTGCCGGGTTCCTTCGTCCAGGGCCAAACGAACATCAGCACCGCCACCATCCTGCTCGGCCTTCCTGCCGTTCTCGAATTCATGGCCTTTCAGCTGAAGGTTTACCGCCACATCCGCATCAATCAAGGCTCGGTGAAGAAGCACTTCGTCGGTCACGGCAAAGGCGACCAGAAGGCCACCATCATGGCGAAATGCCGGGCGCTGGGCTGGATCGGCAAAGACGACGCCGATCAGTCGTTCGATCGTAGCGATGCGCTGGCGGTGTGGTCCTTCGTCGAGTGCGACGTCGCGCCTGGCTACACGCAGCCCGTCGACGACCTCTTCATCGCTTCGGAGCGCCGCAAGCGCGAAGCCGAGGAACTCAGCCGCCGATATGCCCCTGCCCAAATCCCGGAAAGGTTCTGAAGTGGACTACCAGGTCAGCAAGCTCGTCGCCTGCATCGACGATGATTTCAGGTTCACGCGGGAATGCGAGCCCGGCATGGTGATCCCGCACAAAGGGACTGTTTACCGCGTCCGGACCGTCGATCTGTTCCGGGTGCGCGGTGTCGACAAGGCCCTGACGTTCCTGCGGTTCGACGAGATCCACAATCCAAAATATCCGAGCATCGTCGGGCCCTACGAACCCGTCTTCGACGCCCGATCTTTCCTGCCGCTTGACGATCGGCGGCTCGACGCCCTCCGTCGGCATCTCGCACCAGTCGATCGGGTGCCAGCATGAACCTCCGACATCGCCTAATCAGATACCTATCATTTGGCGACCTCATATTGATGAACGCCGAAATCAGCCTAGCCGGCGTGCTCAGGACGCGAGAGGCGGGCGGTTTCCTGATCGACAATGTACGTATCGATCACCAGCGTACCGCAGCGATCGGGTTCAACTATCCGGACGCCGGTCTTGCACTCGAGATGACGCAGACGCAGCAGTTCGTCGCGCGTGAGTGCTTATTTAGGTCGGTGCCATCGTGAGCACGCGCCCATCGAACGGTCGTATGCGCGGCAACCATTCCCTCAGCATGGCTCTGGCTCTCAGCATGCTGTTGGCCTCGGTCGCGTTCATCGTCTTCGTGATGTGCGGTGGCGCCTGATGCGCGTGCTCGTCTCCGCCCCATCTCGCGAGATCGAGCGCGCGCTGCGGACCGCCGCGGAAAGCGCCGGTTTCGAAACCGCCGGCGAAACCCTTCCTCAGGATCTCTGCAGCGCCCTCTTCCGCGATCCCGATGGCATCGGCGTCATCCGTGCGCTGAACAGCGCCTATGCCGCGGTGGTCTGCCGGGATTTCCGTCGCGCCGACGTCAAGAACATCCTGTTCGTGCTGCTCGACGCCGGCGAGTTCAACAGTGGCGCGGCGTCATTGATCCTGCGTTGCGGTGCCGATGATGTGCAGCCCGCCCCGATCCACACCGACGAGTTCATCGCCAGGCTGAAGGCGCTGGTGCGGCGCGGCACCTACAACGACCACCTCTTCATCAAGATGCCGGGTTGCGTCTATGACGCCGACACCGGGTTTGTCGAAGCCGGCGACAGGAAGAGCCGGCTGGCGCCCGCCGAGGCAAAGCTGCTCACCACGCTGGCGCTCGATCCAGGCAAGGTGTTTTCCAAGGCCGACCTGATGGATCACATCTACGGTGGCGAAGACGAGCCGATGGAGAAGATCATCGACGTCTTCGTCTGCAAACTTCGCGCCAAGCTGCTCGAAATGAATGATGGCCTAGATGTCGTCCGCACCGTCTGGGGTCGCGGCTACCAGTTCGAGCCGAAGGGTTTCGAGCCGGTCTTCAGGCACCGTGTGAGGGTGCCGCGATGAGAGCGGTCCGCGACATCCTCGCCGAAGGGATGCGACGTGAGCGCCTCGGCCTTGTGCGCCCCCTGTGGCATGACTGGGACGACGACAGCCGTGATGAGGTCCGCCGCCGGGCCGATCATCTCATCCGCATCCTGTCCGACGCCGGCGTCCATCTGGTGCAGACGGGCGCACCCATCCCGGTTGCGCAGCCAACGTCGCCAACAATCGTCGCCAACCAGATCTATGCGCAGCCCGACACGATGCGCGAGGTCCGCGCCGAGGCCGGCAAGTTCTCGGTCGTCGCAGTTCAGGGCGGCGTCGACACCGTCGAGCAGACCTTCAGCTTGAACGATGTGATGCTCAACGCCGGCCTGGTGCTGACCGGCGATCCCGCCGCCAAGACGATCAAGGATCTCGGCAAGCAGCTTGCGGCCGCAACGGAAATCTATCGGCTCAACGCTGCCACTGTTGGTGGCGGCAAATGACAGGCCCGCTCTCCACTGCCTCACGCGCGCTCGAAGAGCTCATCGATGTCACCGCCGATTGGTCAGCCGAGCTGCTGCGCCGCGCCGCCGACGATATGGCGGCCGCGCTGGATGATGCCGCGATGGCAGCGATCGAAGGCACAACGGAATGGCGAACTCTTGCAACAAAGGACAGCCGCTATGCAGCATCTCGTCCGTGAGGCCGGCGAACGGCCGATCGACCGCCGGTTCGGCATCGCATTCCCGAAGCCAGAGGATATGGCGAAGCTCTCGCCGGCCGACCAGCAGGTCGCCCAGCTCCTGGCACAGGAAGCCGGCGTCCCCTCGCCGGTCCGCATCGAGGAAGACGAACCGGTCGAGCGCGAACCGCGCGCCACCGTGCTGCCGATCGAGACCTCGGCGCCGGCGCGACCAATCACCGACAGCGACATCCACATCGGCGCCACCGGCAAGTGTGAGCCCGTCGGCATCGACCTCGCCAAGCTGATCGACGGCCGCCTTTTGATTCAGGGCAACAGCGGCGCCGGCAAATCGATGCTGCTGCGCCGCCTCTTCGAGAAGTCCTTCGGCCGCGTCCAGCAGTTGCTCATCGATCCCGATGGCGAGTTTTCAACGCTGAAGGAACACTTCGATGTCGCCGTACTGACCGCAGCGGACATCGCGCGTGTCGGCGGCCAGATTTTCGCTCACCATCTCCGCGAGCATCGTTACAGCGCTGTCCTCGATCTGTCCGATGCTACATCAGAGGATCGCCTCGATATCGTCGCCGACCTCGCCGAAGGTCTGCTGAGCGCATCGGAGCAGTTCTGGCATCCGTTGCTCGTCCTGGTCGACGAGGCCCAGACGCTGGCACCGCACTACGATACGGGCGACGTCTCCGCCGATACACGGAAGCGGTCGACCGCAATGCTGGCCGACATGATGGGCCGCGGCCGCAAGCGCGGCATCGCCGGCGTCATCGCGACGCAGCGCATCGCTGAAACCGCCAAGGCTGTCGTCTCCAAGGCCACGAACGTCGTCGTTGGCCGCACCATCTTCGATCGAGATCTCGAACGCGCCGGCGCCCTGCTCGGATTCACCCTTGGCCACAGCCGCGCGCTGCGCAGCCTCGCCGACGGCGAGTTCCTTGCTATCGGGCCTGCCGTCGCCGGTCCGCGCCGTATCCGCTTCAAGGCTGGATCAGTGGTGTCTCGCCACAAAGGCCGCTCGCCGGACATCGTGGCGCCACCATCGATATCGGCGGCCGATGCCGCTGCGTTGCTCATGGCGGTACCTACCGCAACCAGCCTTGCGCCGACGGCACCTGAGATTGACCCCAACACCAATCACCGGCGCGGCTGGAGCGCGTCAGATGACGCGATCGTGCGGGAAGGGTTTGCCAGGGGCTTTAAGCTTACGGATATCGCCGCCTCGCTGATCAAGAACGGCGGTGCCGCTCGATCGCTTGGCGCGATCTCCGTGAGGGGCCAGACGCTCGGCATCAAGAATACTCGAACCGTTGGCGGTTGGACGGACGAAGAATATCAGGTCGTTCTCGACGGGTATGAGGCTGGTGCCGCGATCGCCGATATCCGCAAGTCGCTCACCGCGGCCGGCTACGATCGGTCCTTCGGTGCCATCCAGATGGCAGCGATCAAGCTCGGCGTCAGCGGGTCTCGCGTCAATTTCTGGACCGAAGAAGAGACGCGGATCGCCCTAGAGGGACTAGCCGCCGGGAGATCACACGCGGAATGCCTGATCGATCTGAAGGCGGCCGGCTACATCCGCGGCCCCACAGCCATGCACAAGTTCGCGACCAAGCATGGCATTTTGCGTAAGCACCGCGACTTCACTGACGAGGACATCGAAACAACGCGGACCATGTTCGCAGAAGGCAAGTCGCATGGCGATATCGCGGTGCGGCTTGATCGGACGAAGGCGTCAATCGCAAGCCAGTGCAGCAAAATGGGCCTGAAGCACCGTCGCCCATGGACTGAGGCGGAGCGCCAAATCCTCATCGATTACCAAGCCACCGGGAAGAAGTTGAAGGAGGCCGCAGAAAAGGTCGGCCGTCCCTACGCCAACGTCGCCGCCGAGTGCGGTCGTCTGGGTCTCTCCTTCCTAAAACCGAAAACCGAAAGGACCCCGACATGACCTCTCGCCTCATCCCGCTCGATCAACTCCGCTTCGGCCACGAGGCAGAACCTCCCATCAACGCCCGGCGCGTCGGTCGCGACGACAGCATCGCAGAATTGGCCGCCTCGATCGCGGCCCACGGCCTACAAACGCCGCTGAAGGTCAAGGAAGGGCACGATAGCGATGGCGTCGTCGGCGTCTTCGTCGGCACCGGCAACCGCCGCCTTGCCGCGCTGCGTCTCCTGCTGGAGCAGGGCCAGACCGCACCTGACGCCCCGATCGAGTGCGGTGAGTTCGATGTTTCGGTCGATGCCAGGGAAGCGGCGCTGGCGGAGCAGATCCACCGCGTCGAGTTTCATCCCGCCGACGAGTATGTGGAGTTCCGTGAGCTCGCCGACCACGGGCACGACGAAACCGGGATCGCCAGCAGGTTCGGCATCGATCCGAAGCGCGTGAAGCGCATTCTAGCGTTGGGTCGTTTGTCGCCGGTCATCATCGACTGGTGGCGCGGTGAAGCACAGAGCAACGAGGTCTTCGCGACAGTCTGCGCCTTCACGCTGGCGCCATCGATCGAGGACCAGGAGAAGCTTTTCAAGAAGCTCGAGAAGCAACGAGATCTCCGCGCGTGGGCGGTCAAGGACGCCCTCGGTGCCGGCAACCAGACGGCAGCTCGGCACATCAAGATTGCCGGCCTCGACGCCTATAGGGCCGCCGGCGGGCACGTGACGACGGATCTCTTCGGTGACAATCACGTCATCGCCGATCCCGACATCGCGGAGAAGGTCGCCGAGGAAAAGATCGCGGCGGTCATCGCCGGGCTGAAGGCGGAAGGCTGGTCTTGGGTGAGCATGGGCGCCGACCTCGGCTACTACTGGGAGCATAGCTGGAAGCGTGAAAAGGCGGGCGACGGCAAGGCGACGGCCGACGAGAAGAAGCTGATCAAGAAGCTGGAGAAGGCGGTCGCCATGGGGACAGATGGCACCGCCGACGAGCTCGCCCGGCTTCACGCGGCGATCGCCGGCCGCCAGTGGACACCGGAGCAGCTCGGCAAGGCCGGCGCGGTCGTGAAGATCGGCCACAACGGCGAAGTCGATATCGTTCGCGGCGTCGTGAAGCCGCAGGCGGAGAAGAAGGCTGCGTCGGCGTCTGGCGCGCCGAAGGAGAAAGGCCCGCCCACGATCTCGAATGCGCTGCATCAGCGTCTGAGCGCGCAGGCCACGCTCGCGGTTCGGCAAGCTCTTAAGCAAGAGCCCCACGTGGGCCTGGTCGCGCTGCTTGCCGGCTTCTTCGTGCATCGCCATCTGCATACCGACAGCCCTGTCAGGGTCTACCACGACGGTTTCGGCAAGACGCACAGCCAGGAGAAGGAAAGCTTCGCCTCGGTGTTCGCGCGCCTGATGGACATGACGGATGAGGAATTGTTCCAGGTCGCCGCCGACTGTGCCGCCGAAGCCGTGCACATGGAGCGCGGTTATGTCGGAAAGCCGCCGTTCGACGCGAATGCTGTTCCACTGGCGGCCGCGATCGACGCCGATCATCTGACGGCGGCTCTGGCTGAAAACTTCGACGCCGCCGACTACTTCGGTGGTGCCTCGAAGCCCTTCGTCATCACCGCGATCCGCGAGGCGCTCAACGACGATGAAGCCCGCAAGGCGGAGAAGATGAAGAAGGCGGAGCTCACCGCCTTCGCGCTCGCCAACGTGCCGAAGACCGGCTGGCTGCCCCCGGAACTACGCGCGCCAACCTACAGCGGTCCCGGAGCCATCCCGGTGCTGGAGGAGGCGCCACCAACCGAGCACGATCCCGACTTCGACGAGATTGACGAGGAAGAAAACGAGATGGAGGACGCCTGATCAATGGCGCGCGCCGTCGAGTTCCCAGGAAAGACCATGAAGCTCGGCGCCCCATCGGGCGCCGAGAACGCTCTTGCCATCATCTCAGCCGATACCTGTAACTTCGAACACGTAGCTCAGATAATCTCTATCTTCGGGACCCGCGGAATAATTTTGTTCGATTTCCGCCAACATTGCACCGGTGATGAACGGCCCCCCCGCACTGCCTACGTTGGTGATCTGGCTGCTAGCTACGCCAAAGCAATGCGACAGAACGTTAGCTCGGAAGGCGATGAGCCTCCTCTCTTCGATGTGAGGTGGCATAAGCCGCGCCAAATGGCCGAAATCTCTACGAGCATCAGCAGTAAAGCGTGCGACTTCGCCGCAATGCTTCTGCAAAGCAACAGCCAACACCGGTGTTACCTTCACAACATCTCGAAGCATTTGCCGCGACAGTTCGGAAATTGGCGGTTCAAGGTCGAGAATGCTTCCGACGCTTCGTATCCGGCCGGCCGTCTCCGAGAGATCGATCAGCACCAAGTTAGCTATGTTCCGCGCTTCATTGACCCGATCCTCATGACGATGAGCTGCGGTCTGGTTGATCTGCCGCCAAAGGAAGTAAATCGTCACGGCGGCAACGATTGTGGCGAAGTAGCCGCTCGCCGCGCTGAGCCACTCACGCGCGCAGACGGTCAAATTGTCTTTCTCAGTGGTGGGGCAGAAGTAGGCGAAGTCATACGCGCGAACAAACACGAATGCGAGCAGCGTGCTGAATCCCATGATCAGCATCGCCGGCGCCCAATTCCCATTCTTTTTCCAATCCCCCATATCCCCGGACATAGCATGACCGAGGTGATGCTGTGAACGGCGTCAACGCGCGCGCGGTACCTATCTTCGGCGGCTTCGAAGGGCAGTTCCGCAAGGTCCACAAGGCGGACTGGGAGCCCGTCCAGGTCAACGGCATCCCTCAGCTATACGACACCGCCGATGCCGCCGAATGCGCGGCCTGGCGCGCGCTGCTCGCCCACCTGCAGGGTGACATCGTCGGCAGTGGCGACCGCGCCTCGATCGAGCGCACCAAAGCCGAGGAACGCTTCGGCAAGGTTTTCCCTGGTCATGGGCGGAAGCCGGTTGTGGTGGAGCGCCGATGATGCGTACCGATACTCAGCTATTTGACGAACGGCTCGTAGCTTTTCGGGAACTCTTTTCGAGCGTCCTCAAGCGAAATCACATTGCAGCTTTCCCCGTACATACCGACCAGGCGTCGCCGCTTGGAAATTTCAATAACATCACCGTCCTGCTTGCGAGGGGGATCGCACAGGCGGACTCTCTTCAACCTCTCACTGTCGAATGGGTAATAGTTGACACGCGTGGCACCCACCGTCGAGTAGAACGGCGGCCGGTCAGCCCAAGCGAAGCCGAGTCCATAAAAATTGATCTGGTCATCGGCCCCGTCGAAACCGTCAAACACAGTGTTGCTTATATCGGTCCAAGCAATGGAGAATCCGTTTGCGTAAACGCTGGAATTGACGAGCTCGCAGAGAGAAAACGTGACGCCCTTCAGGCTCGTGTTGAGATAGGTACTGTCGATGCTGCACTCGATAAAGAAAGCACCTTCAAGAGAACCTTCGTCAAAGCCCACGCCCTGCAGGGAAGTTCGCGTGAATTTGGCGTCCGTGAGTTTGACATCCTTGAAGTCGACGTTGCTCATGCCAATCAACTTGCGCGGCTCTGTATCTCCAAAGGCAGGCTCCTCGGCCCTCCCCTTGATAAAGAGGTCGACGAATTGCAATGGACCGTTGCAGGTTTGGGAGCTCGCGTCGAAGTTTCCGAGGGCCTTGCAGGACAAGTCAACTCCATCCAACGACTGCCCAGCATCCCAAAGGTATTGAAGGGCGGATGCCTTGCCAGTGTTGCCAGCACTGGGTCGAAGCAGCCGATTCCAAGCTCTCTCAACCCGTTCCTCTCCACGATCAATGTAATCGTTCCAAATCTGCCAAGCCGTACCGCCGACGATGACGAAGCCGAAAACGCCGGCCAGGATTGCGATCAACCGTATGACCGCACTTCGTTCGATAAAGGTGACCACCCGTCGGCACTTGGTTTCGAGCAACGTCCACATAGAGGATGCTTGGGACGTTCGCTTTCTTTTTGCAGGCGGGTCAGTCATGAACTCAGGTTAGCAAGTTCTATTCTTCTATCAATGGCCCAAGGCAGCGGAGTCGAGGCCAATTTCGTTAAGTGGAAGCGGGCGGAGGTCACCGCCTAGCATGTCAGCATTCGATTTTGGAGCCTTGATGCCTGAGGTCGCCAGCATGTTGCTGGGCGCCCCGAACCCACACCACAGCAAGGGCAACGATCACCGCTACGGGACCAACGGCTCCCTTTCCGTTGATCTCGAAAAGAACACCGCCTTCGACCACGAGAACAGCGAGGGTGGCGGCGTCCTCTGGCTTGTGGCCAAGCTGACCGGCTGCGGTGATGACGGCGCCGTGGACTGGCTGAAGGCCAACGGTTTCGAAATCCCCGACACCCGAGCCGCCCCGGGCTCAAACCAGAATGCCGGCCCTGGCAAAAAGGAAATCGTCGCCACCTACGACT